CTAGGACCACCTAGTATTACTCTTGTTTGATTTTCAAAATCATTTACTGCATTTGCTTCAGTTAAAAATTCAGGATTAAATACAATACTTATATTTTTATATTGTTTATTCCATTTTGCTACAGTACCTGGTGTTATAGTAGATTTAATTACTACAATTTTAGCTTTATTTAATTCATTTATATAATCAACAGCATTTTCAACTATATCTGTATGGCAACTACCATCTCGATTCATCGGAGTTGGTAAACAAACAAATACAATTTCACATGACATTGTTTCCTCTTCATTACTATTACAATGAATAGTACCTTTTATATCATATGTTTTTACATTATAATAATGTTTAAATTTTTGATAAATAGCGTTACCAACAAAGCCTTGTCCTATAATTCCTATATCCATGTTATTTTTAATTATGTACGTATAAAATTTTATCTATGTGTTTAATATTACCAGGGAACAATGTAATAAAGTTTTCTACAAAAATCCAGTCTGCTATGTATCTTTTTGGTTTTAATCTTAATTGTTTAGCATATTCTGTTTTAGTAGCAAAACAACCCATATCAATATTACCTTCAGTTAATGATGCTTTTAATTCCTGATAATGTTTATAATGTGCTTCGTTATGAACCATATTACAAAATAAAAAGTTATTATTTAAAGTATTTTTTAAAAACTCACTTACAAAATCGGGCATATAGTAATTATCAGCACCTGTCATTACCACCCAATCTTCACTAGCATGTTCTAAACCATAATTTCTAGCTGTGTGACCCCAATCTTTATGAGGACCATCAATTTTAGAAAATTTAATATTATCACATATACAAAAATGTTCAGCTATACCTTCAAACCCATCATAACTACCATCTGCTACAACATGAGCAGTCCAATTTTTATTAGTTTGATTAATTAATGAGTATAACACACCCATTAAATTATTTCCGTCATTGTAAGTAGGGATTATAAACTCTAATTTTTCCAAAACGAATAAATACCTTTATCTAATTCATAACTTGGCCATACAAATCTATCTCTGTTAGGCTGTCTTAAAGCCCATTGATACATTTCTCTTAAACCATCTTTTAATGATGTTTTATGTTCAAAACCTAATATATCAATTGATTTTTGATATGTTGGTATTGAATGTTTAACCTCATGTCTACTTTCTAAAAATATAGTTTCTGGTCTTTTACCTCCATATTCACCCATTACTTCTTTAAGTATTACACTTGCCCCTATAATAGAATGTTCTTCAATACCACCTAAATTAATAATTTCTTTACTTGCTTCAGGTTTAATTGCAGCGTTCCATAAGGGTTCTAATGAATCATCTATATAACTAAATGCTCTGGTTTGGTCACCATTACCAAATATAGTTAATGGCTGTTTATTTAAATGTTGAAACATCCAAATACCTAACACGTTTCTATATTTATCCCATATGTTTTGTTTAATACCATATACATTATGAGGTCTAATTATACAATAATCTAAATTATGTTGTTCACCTGCTATCTGAATATCCATCTCACAAGCATATTTTGCTACTCCATAGGGGTCTATTGGTGCTTGTTGTTGTTTTTCATCAAAAATACCTCCATCTCCATGACCATATACAGCTAGTGTAGACGTAAATACCAATCTTTTAACGTCGTTCTTTATACATTCATTGACTATGCGGGCTGTTGCCTTTAAATTGTTATCATAGTTGTATCCACGTATAAAAGGCGATAATCCTTCAGCAGCATAAGCAGCAAAATGATATACGTAATCGATTTTATGGAATTCAAATATGTTTTCAATTGGATGATTTACTAAATCCATTTGCCAAAATTTAACTTTTGGGTTAATATTTTCTCTAAATCCACCACTTAAATCATCAACACCAATTACTTGATATTCATCACCTTTGTGTTCAATTATCCAATCAGCTAATCTACTACCTAATAGACCTGCTACACCTGTTATTAATACATTTTTTTTCATATTTTAGACCAATCTGTTAATGGTGATAACCAAGCTGTCTCTCCATGAGTAGCATAACCTGGTATCGGGGTTACTAATAATTGTTTTGCATATCTTAATTCTAAAAACATTTGAAAGTCATCTGGATGTGTACCTGAAGTCCATGTTCTAAGTGTACCTTCATTTTCTCTTAATGTACTTACCTGTGATGCAAATGTCATTGTTGTACTATTTGTTATCTTCCAATGTACGGAATCAGTTAAGTATACCCTAGTATCTTCAGCTCCTCCTTCACAATATGGGTTACCACCTTTATCTGGTGATAAATACTTATCTGGGTGATCATATAATGAAACGAATTTAGCTCCTAATTCAAATCCTTCTTCTATAATAGCTCTAGAATTAGGTTTATGTAGGTAATCGTTTTCTAAAAAATAAACAGTATCATTATCATTCATTTTTAATGCTTCATCTAAAGCAATATTAAATGTAGCAGCACCATTTCCCTTATCAACATATAAAATATGATCTTTAGATTTATATTTTTCAATCATATCACTAGTTTCCTTAGAAACATTATCTGCTATAATAGACCATTCACAATCATCAAATACTTTAACTGCATTTGCTAAACATGCTTCATTATTAATATAATCTGGTTTTACTTTATTATAACCAGCATCCGAAATCCTGTAAATAATTTTCATATTGTTCTTTATATATTACTCTACTACTAAGCTTTTTTAACCATTTAGTTTTAAATCCTGGTGGGATTTTGTATTCATTTCTTATGTCACACTCCCACATCACAACTTTAAAGTCATATTTTTTAAAATCTAATTCATTAAAGATTTGATCATCTATCCCTTCAATATCTATAAATAAAAAATCTACAATAGCTAAATCATATTTACTACATAATTGATCAAAATATAAAGTGGGAAGTTTTGATTTAGTACCTAGAATTTTATAATTTGTTGCTTTTGTAGAGGTATGATGCTCCTTAATAGAACTTACTTCAAAATTACCATCTTTATAATCAAAAGTAGTATGGTTAGTATGATAAAAATCAATTTCACCTACATTTGGGATTGAATTTGGGATAATAACAGAAGAATCATATTTAAAGTCATAATCTTTATAATTTTCTTGTATAATAGGTAGACATTGTTTTATAGGTTCTACCAAAACAATATTATCTAATTTTAAATTATGTTTTTTTACAAATTGTAAAACATGATCATCTCCACTATTTGTTCCTAATTGTAATAAGTTCATACTATTCAAATTTTATGCCTTTTATAATTAAACCATTTTTAGGATTATGGTTATTATTTTTAAATAATTGAGGTGGAATACCCCATTTATACATAAACACTTGAGCAGCTGGTGTTTCAGTTGCTTTAAATCTATCACCTTCTTTACCATTTTTAGTAGCTGTGCTTCCAAAATGATATAAATGGGCATTGTGTGATCTTGTAAACCCTAACCCAATTAAATCTAATTTTAAAAAGAAATCCCAATCACAAATGAATGGGGATTTATACATTACATCAAACCCACCTACTGCCATATAATATTTTTTATACATCGCAAATGGAAAAATACCACCATCAATAGTTAATTCGTTTTTTCTAATTGATTGTTCATATTTAATAAACTCATCATATTTAAATTCTTCAGGTGTGCGCCCTAAATCTTTAACTGGAAAATTAAATATACCAGGACCTTCGGGTTCAATTTGATTTAATGTTAATACATTTCTTTCTTTTAGCTGTGATTCAATTTCTAAATCAAAGTCTTTACTAAAAACATTATCATCATTTACAACGAATATTATTTCATTGATAGCATTCATTACACCTAAATTAAGTGCTGTTTGCATACCTTGATTTTCTCTTAAATCAAGAATATTAATATCGTCTTTATATTTATCTAATACTTCTTTACTTTCATCAATAAACCCATCTACTGCAACTATAATTTGATTTTTATTATGTTGTTGTTCAATACAAGACTTTAAACATATGTCTAAATACTCTGGGTTTCTATAAGTTGGGATTATTATACTAATCATAATTTAAAATTTCATTATTATTAAACAGTCATCATATCTGTTTGTTTTTTCTCTACCATCGTAAACTTCTATTTTACCATGTCTTTCTTCAAATTCAATTTCATCAATTGTAATGTTGGCTACATCTTCAATTATATATAAACCACCTGGATTCATTCTATCTTTTAATAATTCATAGGTTGATATTTGATCATATAGCCTATGTGATCCATCATCAATTAAGATATCAAATTTAGTATCACCTATAACATCTAAAAATTCAGGTTTAGTAGCATCCGAAATCCATATTGTAAATCTTTCATCATCTTTATAACCTCCAGGCTTAAATTTATCACTAAATATTTCTATATCATGAATATCAGCTCCAAATATGTTTGCATTAGTAAAATATTTATCCCATAATTCTAAAGACTCACCATAAGCAATACCAATTTCTAAAACATTAATTTTTTTATCTCTATAAGGTGCAAATAATTTTTCATATTCTGGAATGTAAGAATGTACTGTGCCTTTATCTCCATGCCCAGCCCCACTAGTTCCATTATTATGTCCTTCATATATTTCTGCTAGTGTTTTCATAATGTATCGTAATAATCGTTTTGTTTAACTTGTCGTTTAATATGTTTGTTATGGTATAAACATACTTCTTCGATTTCAGGTAATAGAGAATATGTCTTAAACCCTTCTAGTTTTTCATGTACTTTATTTACCCATTTAATTTCAGGTAAATTTTTCCAAATACGCCATTGATAATCAGGCCAATTAACCCAACCTTTATCATCAACTCTCCATTGCCATTTCTGGATATGTTCTTTAGTTAGTCCCTTAACTGTGTTAACTCTAGGAACTAAAAATACTTCATTACCTTTATTCATTTCTAATATTGAAGGTAAATTTTGTATTAAAGTGCCATGTGGCATTTCATCAGCATCAATTTGAAATATATAATCACCAGAACATAAACTAGTTAAATAATTTTTCCAATCAGCAAAATGGTTTTTGAATGTAGATGATGTGTAAGTAACATTTGGTTCTCCTTTTAACTCTACAAGTAAGTTCCATACTTCAGGTGAGCCATTTTTTTTATCAAATAAAATAACTATTTCATCTTCTTTTCGTTTTGCCTTTAAAAGAAAATTTAATAATAATGTTATTTCTTTTAATTCATTACAAACTGTTATAGCATAACTTATTTTCATATTATATTATGGTAATAATCCAATATACGACAAAGCATCCATGTAATCACGTTCATTAAAATATGCTATTGTAGTCATATCAGCTTTATATGTTGAACCAAATTTTTCTTGTTCTTCTCCTTTAATTTCTTTAGCTTTAACTGCGGCCCATCTCCAATCATCAGCATTAGAACCAGCAGCATAAACCATTCCTAATTTAGGGTCATTAATTGAATGAGGTAACCATATTAATTCAGTTTTTGGGTCTAACCAAGCTAAATCTTTATATAATTCAGGTAATACCTCCATTTGTTGTTTATAAAAATCTTGATCTGGGGTCATTAAACTATTAGTCCAAAACCCACAAGATAAGCTATAATAATTAGTTACTTCAGGGGTTACTTCAGTTTTATAACATAGATCACCACCTGATCTAGGACAATCTATAATTTCATCGTATTGCATAATTTATAATTTAGGTGTTTCTAAAGTTGGTAATGATAATTCTACTTGTTTAGGAAATTCAGGAATATTAGCATCCAAAATATTATTAACTAGATCTCTCATTGCCTCATAACTAAAATTAGTTTTAATATGGTGTCCTTGTTTTTTAGCAGGTACTACAAACTTTTTATATTTTTGATGTACCGATTTTAAAGCATTTTGAAAATGTTTAGGGCTAACTTGGAACCATTGATAATCTTTCTTTAACCAATTATTAGCAGCACTTGGATGAACATTTTCTAAATTACCTGGTAGTAAGGTAGTATGCATAGGATTTAAGAAATCAATTTGCCCTGACCATCCAGAAGCAATAATAGGTTTTTTACTTAAACCAAATTCAGCTAATGGTCTACCATAACCTTCACCTTTAGTCATACTAACCATACATTTTACTTTAGGATGATTATATAACTCATTCATTTGTTCATCTGTTAGATTTCCATTTATTAAATAAATAGGTGGAAAATTAGTATCTAGAGGATAAGTTGATTTTATTTTCTTAAGTTTTCTAAGTAATGTTTCTCTCCCATAATAACTATTTCTACCAGAAGATGCTTTTAAAATTAATCCAGGTGCTGAATTTTTATTTTTATATAGATCAATAAAATATTTAATCATTAAACCAACATTTTTTCTATCATGACCAATATCACCTTGCATCCAATGTCCTACAAATAAAAAGTTAAATCCAGGTTTAATACTGCTTAAATCAAGTGTATTACTACTATTTGGAATATGCTTATATAAATCTAAATTTACACCTTCAAACACAACATGAATAGGTTTTTCACATTTTACTGTACCTTCAATTTGTTTAGTTTGTTTATTACGTTTTTCAAATTTAAGGGATTCAAATACACCTTTACTATGTTTAGAAGATGTCCATGTCATATCCATTCTATTTACACCTTCGATCCAAGTAACATCACAACCTGTACTTTCAATTCCAGCTGTACATCCAATATTATATTTTCCTACTGGTTGGAATTCGTTTGGAATTGTAATTTGCATCCAAATATCTGGTTTAGATTGGATATTAGGAATTATATGTTGTTGAAGGAATTGCCATTTTTTATGGTCATTTAAGAAACCACCTGGTGTATCACCCCATCTTTGAGGTAAGATTTTAACATCATATTTATCTGATTCAATAATAGATTTAACTATATCTCTTGAACGTGCTCCGTACCCACTATATGTGTCTACAGGACAACTTATTATAAAAACTGGTTTACTCATTAATATAAAATTTTGTGGTTTAAATATTTACCTTTTACTTCATTGATGTCTATTATTTCAAAGTCTTCTCTTGGTTCCCATACTTTAAATAACTCATCAAATGCTTCAATTACTCTTTCACCTTGTTTTTCAGCATTAAATCCTGCTTCATCACTCAAACACCATTCTCTACCTTTAATACCTCTTTGTTTTCTTTCTTCATCTGATAGATTATAAACTGTTTTAATTTGTTCTGTTATATCTTCAAATTTAGCTCTATCATCATAAATGTAAGGTGTTAATGGAGAACCTTGAATTGATCTACTAGTTGGGTATACCGGAAATGCCCATTCACCATGTTCTTTATAAGTACCTCTATGATTAGAAGGTACATCAGGACTTGGTGTAAACCATTCTCCATTTTCATCAACAAATCTCATTTGATCTTGCATTCCACCTGTTACATTAGCTATAATTGGTGTACCGGTTAACATTCCTTCTGTTAATGTTAATCCCCATCCTTCATTTGAAGTACATAATATTTGAACATCAGCTGAATTATATAAGAAGTTTAAGTGTTTTCTATCTAGTTTTTGATGTGAAAATATAATACATTCTTTATATTTTTCTTCAAACAAATATTCTCTTACTGCATCTAAATCTGTACCATGATCTGTTGATAATTCAGTATGTAAAACAAATCTACATTTTAATGCTTCTTCAAGTGGTAAAGTATCTAAGAAACATCTAAATGCCATCATTGTATCTGGGATTTGTTTTCTACGAATGTTTCTTGAATTAAAGAACATAGAGAAATTTACTTCTTTGTTTTTGAATAAAGTTTCTTTTTGGAATTTTTTAAATTCATCATACAACTCATGATCTTCATTTATTGGAAAATAGTGAGTATGATCTAAACCATGAGGAATATACTTAAATACTCGTTTACTATTATCACAATCAGCTAAAACTAACTTATTAATATTAACTGTTTGTTTAGAAATACCCATTAATAAATCACATGCTTCATAAAATGGTTGATTATATCGAGGTGCTGGATAGTCATCCCAAATATTCAAATATGCAATAGGGCATATTTTTCTAATTTGATCTTCCATATTAAATATATGCAAGAAATATCTTGGATCTGTAAATAACATAACAGCATCTGGTTTCTCAATATTAATAATGTTATGGATTTCTTGTGTATTACCATAACCATTAACTGCATACATAAAAACGGATGCATCTTCTACTCCAGTCATTTTTTGAGTATCAGAACTAAGATCTAACCTTTTGCCTACTTCAGGGTGTTTAATAGCACCACCAACATTTACCCAATTAAAGTGTTGACACGTATGCATCACAATTTCCTTGGCTACTGTAGCTACACCAGAGTGTACTCTAATATCATCACAGACTAGTAAGATTTTCTTCCTTTGATCTTTAGGAAGATGTTTAAAACTTTTATTCATTTGTTTAATTATTTATAGTTCAATATTAGTTTGATTTGTAATTTGTTTTTTAAAATCATCGTCTGTAAGATACAAATAGATTGCTCGATCAGCAAGCTTTTGAAATGAGAATTTTCGTCTTACACATTCAATTTTGAAATTTTCAAATAAATCACTTTGAACTTTGACACTTGTTAATGTCATTGGTTTTTTTGGATTTGCCATAATTTTTATTTTTAATAACGTTTATTATACATATATCAAAATATCAGTAGATTAACCCTTTATCACATAAATCTCTATCTTCTTTATAAGGACAGAAATTACAATTCCATTTAGATGGCGAAGCAGGATAATCCCTTTCTTTGATTTTGCCTTGTGAATTAAAACACTCACTAATAAAATCACCAATAGCTTTTCTAGCTCTATTTAAACTAGTTTTACCATCAGCAAAGTTAGAGTATTGTTGTACTCGTTTGGCTTGATAAGGTGATAAGCATTTCTCATCATCAATATCAAGTACTTTTCTTTTAACTATAAAAAATTCAGTTTCAATTTTTTCAATTGGAATACCATATTGTTCAGCAAAAAACTGTTTATATAATAATAACTGATTTTGTTTTTCTTTATCTTCTTTAGCATATTTGTTCCAGCCGTTTGTACTGGTTTTAATATCGATTATTTTAAATGTATCTGTGTTTTCATTATACATGACAACATCTAAATACCCTGTATATAACACGTTATTTAACATTCTATTTGGTGCAATTACAATTGGTATTTCACAACCAACTAAAAACCACCCTTTTTTACTAAAGTATTGACTGCGATTTTTCTTAAACCAATTTAATATAGCAACTCCATCTTCAAAAAATTCTCTCATCTCAGTTGCTTCAGAGAAGTGTTCATTTTTATTCTTTTTATATTGAGTTTGATACTCATTTATAAATGTAGTTTGAAAATGGTCTTCAATATTAATTTCTCTATCTGCTGCCGCAAATGATTTTTCAAATGCTACATCTAAATAGTGTTGTATTACTTCATGTACTGCTGTTCCAAATACAGTATGGATTGATGAAGTAAATCTTTTAATTTTATCCTTATATTGTAATTTCCATCTATGAGCGCACTGCCTATAGATGGACATTTGAGAATAGGATACATTCTTTTGGTAAGCGAAGTTAACTTTCTCAGGAGGATTTGATTTAATCCTCTTTACAATATTAGGTATTTTTTTAGCCAAACTATTTTTTCCATTTATCGCGACCTACTAAAAGACCGATTATTCCATAATTGGCTATATCAATAAATGTATCTTGTATACCTTCACCTTCAACAAAGGATCTACCATTAATTAATAGATTTTTTAAACGTGATATTTTATCAGTTAATCTAATACATAATCCAGTTAATGAAAATTGTTTATCATCTTTATTATTGATAATATCTCCACCTAACGCAATGTTGTTTAGCCCATAATCCATATGTTTACGAGCAAACATTTCATACATTTCTTTTTGAATTTGTTTAAATTCTTTAGATAATTCAGGATATTCTTTTTCAAATACCTTTACGTCTAATTTTGATGATTTTGCATTCATAATTTCTCTATCGCTCATAACTTTTTCTAATTGGATAGCATTGGAACTAAAATGTCCCCCGCTGTTAATTTTACTTTCTAAACTCTCCATGTATTTTTTAACTGAATCACCCATTGATTTGTCCCTTAGAATTAAAATACTTATCTAAGGCTTCCAATCTGTCATCAGCATCAACTAACTTAACAAGGGCTTCTTCAGCATTTTTATAAAAGTCTTCTGTTGAATGATCCCCAATACCAACTGCTTTATCGCCTAATAGTTCAAGGGACAAAAGTGCTTTGGCTTTATCTGCTTCAGCAGATGTACGTAACATTTTTACTAATTTGCTCATATTTATTTTGTTAATTCTTTAATTTCTTTGGGCTGTACCCCTATTTGAGATAATATACTAAGTATTTGATTGTTTTCCAACAAATCTTTATATTGTTTTGCTTCTTGTTGTGAACATTCCCAATACTCAGATAATAGTTTTAATAATTCGATATTTGGTTGCTTATTTTTTGATTTAATATATTTATTCCATTTATTATTTTTAGGTATAAATTCTTTATAAACATTATAAATCATCCTTTTTTCTTGAGGTGGTAGTTCTTGAACATAATTTACCACTTCAATGAAATCACGATTCATACTCATAAATCTGTGGATCATATAACTATTAAAAAGCTCCCAGTCTTTATCTGAAAATGACTCGACTGGTGCTTTTTGGTAGTTAATTTGTTTTAACCAATCAAATATGTTCTTCACTATGTAAGCTCGTCTTTTAGTTCTTCTCTTAACTCTGCTGGAATTCCTTCACCTAATATTTTCATATTTGTTGGGTCATAAAATACAGGAATTGGCATTATAGCATCATTATCTGTTCCTGCTACAAACTTTGAAATTTTTCTTAAGATAACTCCTGATTGGAATACACTTTTGCCCTCGGCGTTTGTAATACCTTCTGTTGTCTTTAGATCAACATTCATTTGAGGGACTTGTTGGTTTTGTTGTTTCATGTTTTTGTCGTTTTTTACTAGTTTCACTTATTTATTATTTATTATTTGATTAATTAAACTCATTGCATTAATTTCTTTATCAATTCTAAAGTTAGCTTTATATTGATGATCATTTACTAATACGGCTATTGTGCCTATTTTATTAGGTAATATTTTATCAGCATTATCATATAAAAATTTAAATAACTCATCAAAATCATCTATATTAGAATCAGCTATTGTTTGTCTAATACTAACAAAACTAGGTTTTGGTTTTTGTAATTCCCCAAGGATAGTAGCCAAATAGCTAGAAGACACTAGTAATGAATCGTCTAAATCTAGACTTCCATCCTTACTACTAGATTGAATTGTGTTGAGCATCTTTCTTAAATCAGGGTAGTACTGGTTAACTACCTTACCAATGGCAATAGGCTCGAATTTGATGCCCTCCTTTTCACAAATGCTAGCTAAATGAACGGCTACTTCCTTTTTAGTGGGAGGAATTACTTTTAAAACTTGACACCTTGATTGTAAGGGGTCGATTATTCTTTCTACGTAATTACAAGTTAAAATAAAACGTGTCGTACGCGAGAAAGTTTCAATGATATTACGGAGAGAAGCTTGCGCCTGTATAGTAAGAAAATCAGCTTCATCCAAAATGACCACTTTAAGTGGTTTAAAAGACATTGTGCTCGCAAAACCTTGTACTTTATCACGAATCGTTTCAATACCTCGTTCATCAGAGGCATTAATATACAAATGATCGCAATCGAGATTTTTAATACAAAGTTTAGCCAAAGTTGTCTTTCCTGTACCAGCGGGTCCATAGAATAAATAATTTTGAATATCGTTGTTTTCTAATTGCTTAGAAATGGATGCTTTTAATTTAGCATTACCAACATACGTATCTAAAGTTATTGGTCTGTATTTCTCATTTAATAAACTATTGTCCGTATTCGCCATATATCGAGAATAATTTTTCTTTAGGTGCTTCAATTACTACTTCTTCTGCATTGATAGCATATAAACTACTTTGTAATGGTTCTAATCTGTAGTTACCTTTAAATCCAGTTTTAACCATATAAGCTTCTAATGTATCTGTTAATGTTTTATGTACAGGTCCATTAGGTTCATTTGCAACCAAACGCCACTTATCACCAGGAGGAACTCTCCTAGCAATAAGTACGTTATTTTCTTTAATTTCTATTTTATCATTCATATTAATAAATTATTACATTGTAAGACCAGCTGCGTTTGTAGCTGAATCTTGTAATACTCTTAGTTTTTCTTCAATTGATTGTTTGTCTTGTGTTAATGTACATTCAGTTAGCAATACTGTTCCTGCAACTGATGCTGCATTTAACAACGCCAATCTACTAACTTTTGTTGGATCAATCACGCCTTTTTCTCTAAAATTAACTGTATCTCCTGAATTAACATCAATACCTGCCCAATGATCATTTCCTGAATTAATTAATTTATCTGCAAGAATTTTTGTTTTAACATCATCATATCCTGCATTAATTAATATTTGGCTAAATGGTTTAGCACATGATTCTACTACAATTTGAGCTCCAATTGAATCTGCTTTAATACCACTAGAAGCATATAATAGAGAACACCCACCTCCAGGTACAATACCTTCATCAAGTGCTGCTTTTGTAGCATGCAACGCATCATCAACTCTATCTTTTTTCTCTAACATTTCTGTTTCAGTATTTCCACCTACGTGTACAATTGCTACTCCTCCGACGAATTTCGCCAACCTGTTTTGGAGCTGTTCCGTCTCATACGGCGTTCTTGCTTTTTCGATTTGTTGTTGTAGTTCTTCAACACGTGCTTCAATTTCATCTGTTCCTCCTTTTCCATCTACTATTGTTGTTTGTTCTTTTGTTACTGTTGCTTTTCTTGCGGAACCAAACCAATCCCAACTAAATTTGTCTAGTTTCATGCCTTTTTGTTTGTCAAATACTTTACCACCAGTTGTGATAGCAATATCTTCTAAAACTAATTTACGTCTATCACCAAATTCTGGGGCTTTAACAGCACATACATTAATTGTACCTCTCATTTTGTTTACAATAAGAGTAGCTAAAGCTTCATTATCAATATCTTCAGCAATAATCAATAATGATTTACCTTGTGCTGATACTGCTTCTAGGATAGGCAATAATTCTTTTACTGTGTTTAATCTATGATCCATAATTAGAATAGCTGGATTATCTAAAACACTTTGCATTGTACTATTATCAGTAACAAAATAAGGTGATTTAAATCCTCTATCAAATTGTAGACCCTCTACTGTTTCAAGATAAGTATCTCCTGTTTTAGATTCCTCAACGTGTACTACACCTTCTAAACCTACTTTTTCAATTGCTTGAGCAATTAATTTTCCAGTTTCAACATCATTATTAGATGAAATTGTTGCAATTTGTTCTAATTGCTCTTCACCTGAAATATCTTCAGCAATATTATTTTTTAGATTTGATAATACTTCTTTAACCGTTTTATCAATATCTCTTTTAATTTGAACAGCATTTTCTCCATTATCTAGAGCTGTTAAACCATTTTTAATCATTTCTCTAGCTAACAATGTAGAAGTAGTTGTACCATCACCTGCTTTATCGGCTGTTTTCATAGCTGCTTGTCTAAGTAATAGCTGTCCTAAATGTTCTTGAGGGTCTGATGTTAAAAATGATTTTGCTACTGTAACCCCATCTTTTGTTGATTGTGGTGGCACATCAGTTCCTCTAAAAATTACAACATTTCTACCATTTGGTCCTAATGTTGATACTACTGCATCTGCTAGTTTATCAATACCTTTTAATAAACCCTGTCTTGCTTCTTTCCCGTATTTTACTTGATTTTCCATTAAATATCTGTTAAGTCGTTTATGTCTTGTTTAGTTACTTCTGTTTCTGCTAAAGCATCTTCTACACTTACTGTAGCTTCTACTCTTGCTAAAATATTATTCTCAGGACCTACATAATATTCTTCACCATTAAATGGTAACTTTGTAAATCCTTGGGTTGGTAATACTACCCTATCTCCTACTTTTAATTGTGTTGGTATTTTATCACCTGTTAAGGTAAAATTACCATCTCCAACAGAAACTACTTCTCCAAAAGTATTTGTTTCTTTACCCATATCTGGAACAATAATATTCCCATATGTTTCTTCTTCAGCCTCTATAGGCTTAACGATACATGCGTTATATAACGCTACTAACTTGCTCATTTATAAATTGTTTAAGGTTTAATTCTATTTGTTCATATTTACTCAATACTCCATCCAAATCATGGGTACCTTTATCATGTTTAAGATACCTTGCTATACAAAATAAAGCGGTACCTAAATTACTATGAAATGAAATTGCTTTTTCATATGATTTAGTTTTCCCTTTACTTCTAAAGTGATTTGCATTTTTCTGTATAATTTGGTTAACGGTGCAACAATTTTCATCTATTGTTACAAAATAAGGTTCCAATAAAGGATCCTTGATCATAGTGTGTGATTTTGCTTTTCTAGCCATATAACTTGTTATTTTTCGTTGACCTCAATATACGAAATAGGATGCGCTAGGACACGCTTTTTTGCAATAACTTTTATTTAATTTTAATTGATTTTGGTTTAGCTTCTTCAGCTAACGGTATAAAAATTTCTAATAGACCATTTGCTAAAGTAGCATCAATATTACCTAAATCGAATTTAGGTGCTATTTTATACCTTAAATCAAATGATTTTTTAGATAAACCATTATGAATCATTCCATCGT